TGGAGATTACAATAGAGAAATATTAATTCCAGCTGCTAATTTTCCAGAAGAAAGTAAAGAATTAGAAGCAAGATTAGGTAGCTTAGAAATAAAATATGATTTTTCCGAATTTGAAAAACAAATTGGAGACGCTATTGTAAATAGTAAAGTTGTAAATAAATTAAAAGACTCATTAAGTAGACCAGACGTAAAAACTACTATATTAACAGCTCGTTCTATAGGACATCCAGTAACAAGATATCTAAAAAAAGATTTAGGTTTAGATGCTTATGTAGTTCCTTTAGGATTACAAGTACAAGGTAAAGTAAAAGGTACAGATAAAGCTAATTGGATAGAAAACCATATTAAAAAAGGTTATCAAACAATTTATTTTATTGACGATTCAGAAGAAAACAGAACAGCAGTATCTGCGTTAAAAGATAAATACCCAGACATAAGATTAAAAGTAGAAGACCCAGCAGCAGTAAGAGAAATGATGGGAACTATGAATAACCAAGAAAAAGCTAAACATGCTAAAAATCTTAAACGTTTAAAAAAAGACACAGCTAAACAAGGAGACCAGTATATGGAAGTACCTGACTATATAAAAGGTACTTTAACAAGAAAATTGTACGAAAAAATGTCAGCATCAGATGTAGACGCTGTAGAAGATTTTGCTGATAAAAAATTAGATCCAGTTGATGTAGATTTAACATCAGATCATTTCTTTGACAGATTAAATGACCCTCGTAATAAGAAAGAAATATCAGGAGCAGAATTAATAGGGTTTTTTAAACGACTATCTAAAAGAAAAAAAGAATTTATAGAATTTTTAAGACAATATAAGGAATTAGTAGTCACAGACGATAGAACAAACATTAATATCCCCTTTATGAAATTAGCTAATAAAGCAATAGCTAAAACAGTAATGAGAAAACCAGACTTTCAAACATCTAGTCCTTCATTAACTTTAGAAAAAGTAACAAAGGATAAAGTTATTTGTGATAATTGTGGTTGGGATTGGAAAATAGATGATGGTGGTGATGATCTTTATATGTGTCACAAGTGTGATCATGATAATACACCTACAAATGAAAATTTTCCTCCTTACAAAGCAAATCAAGTACAACAAACAAGATACAAAGCAAGTGATGTGTTTACTAGAGATGTTAAAAAAGCAGAAAAAATGGGATATAAAGAAAATACATTCACTAAAGACTGGTGGAAAGAACAAATAACAGAAGTTCTAACAGAAACAAAAGCAAACACACATTTAACACACCTTGAAGAATTAGTATTAACTCAAGGACAAGATGGTTATAATCAAGCTAAAGCTTTTCTTTATGAATTAATTAAAAATTTAAAAGGAGAAGACAATACAATTAAAAATGTTTCTGTAAAATGGGATGGTGCACCGGCTATTTTTACTGGTATTAATCCTGAAAATGGAAAGTTTTTTGTGGGTACTAAGTCAGTGTTTAATGTAAATCCTAAAATTAACTACACTTCTCAAGACATAGACAAAAATCACGGACAGGCAGCTGGTTTAGCTAAAAAATTAAAATTAGCATTACAATATTTACCTGCTGTAGGGATAAAAGGTATTTTACAAGGTGACTTTATGTTTGACAGTGATGATGTCAAAACAGAAGACATAGACGGAGTATCACATTATACTTTTAAACCTAATACAATTAGATATGCTGTTGAAGCAAATTCAAAAATAGGTAAAAAAATATTAGAAGCAAAAATAGGAATTATATTCCACACAACTTATAAGGATTTAAGTGGTGGTGGTGCTTCATTTGGAGCAGATATAAGTGGTTTAAATGAATCAAGTAATGTTTGGTTTGATGATGCTTACTTTAAGGACGATACAGGTATTTTACTAAATGATAAAGAAGAAGCTTTTGTGTTAGAAAAAATTAAAGAAGCAGATTCATTAAAAGTAGATTATAGTGCTTTACCAGATGAAATTTCTTCAAGAGCAAAAACAAATTTATTAAATACCTATTTAAACCAAGAAATAAGAAAAGGAGAATTTATAAATGATCCAAACAAATCATTTGAAACTTTTGTAAACTGGTATAAAGAAAAAATTGAAAAAGCAGTAGCTAAAATCTCACCAAAAAATCAAGATAAAAAAAGAGCAGCATTAACAGACAAATTAAAAACATTTATAGGGGCTAAAGATAATGTAATTAATTTATTTAAAGTAAGTAAGTTGCTTTCTCAAGCAAAAAATATATTTATTGCCAAATACGATAAGGCAGTAGCAACTAAACACTTTATCGACAATGGAGATGGTACTTTAAGTGTAACTAAAGCGGAAGGATTCGTAGCAGTTGACCACACTGAAAGTGGTATCAAATTAGTTGACAGGTTAGAATTTAGTAAAAATAATTTCAATGCGGGGAAACCTGGAGAAAAAAAATAAAAAATGGACATTAAAAAAAGAATTCAAGAATTATCATTAGACCAAAAAGCTAAATTATATTTTATGGGTCTAGTTAGACAAGGTAAAATAGACACATTACCAGAAGACCCAAAAGCAGCTTATGTTAGTATGATGATGGATAAAGATGATTATGGTCGTAGTGTTTCTGGTAAAGATAAAAGAACTTTTATGGAACCAGAAGATTCAATGCCTGCAGCAAGAGCTAAAAAAATGATGGGTATGGAATCAAAAGAAGACAAATTAAAAATGGCTTATGCGGCATATGACAAAGCAGAAATGAATGGAGACATTAGAGGTCAAGAATTAGCATTAGCTGTAATTGATTTATTGAAAAGTGGTGAACTTAAAGAAATAGCTACCAAATTAGGATATTTAAAAGAAATGAAAGTAACTGACAAAGACGGTAAAGATGTAACTAGTGATATTATTAAAAAATTAGAAAAATCATTAGAAAAGTCAGGATATAAAATCACTAAGGGATATTCTAGTGATGCTGACATAAGACCAGGATATAAAACTAGACCTGTGAAAGAAGTTGATGGTATGGAAGGAGGAATAGATCTTAACGCAATATCAGTTAAAAAAGCATCATTTGTATACACTGAACAAGGCGGTAATTTTTATTCATTAACTCTTTCTACAAGTGATAACAAACAAATAAGATTTGGTTGGAAAGAATATGATGAAGCTAATGAATGGTTAAAAGACACATTAGCATATATTCATGAGGGGGACTTAATACCAAAAAAATACAATTCAGGTTTAGAAGATTTAGATTTAATAGTAAAAAGATTAGAAGAATTAGGAATAGAAGCAAGCCATGGAGATTACATGGACGTAAGCTAAAAATAAAAGTTATGCAACAAAAAGTACAAGGATTAAATAAAGAATTTAAAAGAAAAGACGTAAGTAGATTACGTAACCTTATTAAAGGTAAAACAGGCGCATCTACAAGCTCTCAAATTGGTTATAATACTAAAGAAGAAGACCATAAAGAAGGTGACGTTTGGAAAGAAGGAAGAAAAACATGGACAATAAAAAATGGTATTAAACAAACAGTATCAAAATTAGATGTAATTAAAAAAGAGGTATTTATGCCTTTAAGTTGTCCTTGTTGTAATAGAATAATGAAAAAAAGATTAGACAAACCTAATTATAAAATACATAAAAAGTGTTTTGATTGTGTTATTGATTTTGAAGCAAAATTAAAAAATAAAGGTGAGTATGAGGATTATATTAAAAAACTCAAAGTAAAAAATTCACTTGACATAGTAAATGAAATGGAGTCATATTTATTAGACGCGATAAACACAACAAACTCAGGATATGTGTCAGAAGATGGTGTTGTTGAAAGATGGGTAGGGGGTGTTGATAAGAAAAAAATGACAAAAGAAATAACAGAAGCAGCACAAATAAGAAGAGAATCTGTTGAAAAAGAATTAAATGACGAAAAAGGAGCTTAGAGAATTAATTAAAAGTACCATAAAAGAATATATGGGTACTGGAAGTAGTGGGGGAAATTCCACTGATGGTAATAATGTTAAATCTCAACGAGCAGGAGGTGGTTCTTTTAAGTCAGATGAAGATGAAATAAAATTTTATAACAACCAAAATGTAGGTGATGGTGGACAAGGAATGCAAACACGAGGGATGGAAAAAACTCAAGCAGTAGGTAATCCAAACAGAACACGTTTTACAAGAATGTAATATGAAAAAAAGAGATATCATACAACTAGTTAAAGAAACAGTAAAAGAAAA